TCATTGGGGTCAACGTAGATAACATTACCTTGTATATTCTTTAGAAAATTCTCCAGTCTTGAAAGAGGCATCCTATTTTTCTCTAATTACAGATTCTGTCTAAGTTTATTTATGATATTAAAGATCAAGTTAATGTTAAAGTTGAACTCCCAACGCCAACAACTGTAAAGGTTAAATTAGATCCAGATACTGATATTTTGACTGGAGCTCCAGTACCACTTGTAAATCCATCTGAAGCTTTAACTTCTGCAGCGTCAATGTCCTGACTTATACTTATATCATATTGACTTCCATTATTTTGAATACTAGTTACAGTATCCCCTGATGAGAGGTTGGTATAAAATTTAGCCATTAAAGTGTTCTCCTGTCATAATGATATCCAGCTATAGAATACTGGTTATTGTTGCCTGGGTAGTCTTCTGGAGTTTCACCCTTATATTCTGGAATAAGAACTTCTCCATCTTTCCTTGTACCATATATATGGTAGAAACAATCAATGGTTGATAAATCAGTAACCAAATCAGTATTAGTTGAGTCCTCTACAATAACAATAAAATCCTCATCAATTTCTTGAATCACAAGATTTTGTTGTCTTCCGATTGGTTGTAACTGAACAGAAATACTATCAATATCAACTAAATCTTTCCAGTAATCTGGTAGATTAATTACGTTAGTTCCTGTGATTCTACCACGATGATAAACGCCACCCTCTGGGCCCTCTAGACATATGTATCTTAATCTATGTCCTTCTTTTGTGGGGTGTTTGATATCAAATCCTTTCCAACCTTGAACATTGATAGAACTACCAGACCAAGCACAAGCTTGACCAGTGCAAGCTAATAGATTACTTGTATGAAGATTTCCACTATTAATAGTTTGATCTCCAGTTACTACCAAAGCGTCAGCAGTTTTACCGTCACCATCTATTTTTACATTACCATCAGCTTTAATTGCAAGACTCGCTTGACAAGCTGGTTGCACATCAAGTGAATTCTGAGGTGCAGAATTTGATGATACATTTAAAACCGCCTCATATCCTGGCGCAGCTGATGGTTGTCCAACTAAAACAGGGCCATTTAAAACCGCAGTTCCAGTTGGTGATGTATCAGGTGCAACATAGGATACGTCATCAGTTCCTACAATTAATTTATCTGTCTGTAATCTAGAAATGTTCATAATGTCCTCATGGTTGATAACTGTGTTTTCTTAAGATTAGCTGTTAATGCACCAAAATTTTTATCAGCAAAAGCTGCAGCCACCATAAATCCATATTTAAGTTCATACTGTCCTTTAACAATTACAGTAGCATCTTTAGTGACATGGGTTGTGATTTTCTGACATTGAAAACGAATATCACCATCCGTATCAATTTCTGCAATTCTAGCCGCTTTCGCAACAAACTGACCATCCTGTCCTCCACCATCTGCATCAATAAAAACATTTTTTCCTTTTAATATTATATTACCATTTTCTGCTTCAAGTTGTATATCACCTCTTTTACACTTTATAATCTTTGCTGGTAATTGAGAATTATCACCTTCATCTCTAACTTTTAATCCAGAACCAAGAACTTCCATTGACAGTCCTGGCGTAGATAAAACATGTTTTCCTGTTCCAGGCCCACCTCCCTCAGATGCACCTTGTCCTGTGCTTTGATAAAATCCAAAAGATTGTGCTTCCTGTGTGATAACCTGATAATTTGTATCACCATGTATGGTACTCTGTCCACTTTGAACAGAGTATCTTAATTTAACATCTCTTTCTAGATTTTTTTTATCGTTTGGTGCTTTTGACATTTTATTTTTCGATACAACTAATTACGGTTACAACAGCGTCCTGAGTTGTTTGTGCAAGTTGAGTTTCATCATCAACTTTAGTAAACTTCAGAACTGGTTTTAATCTAGCACCAGCTCCAGTGTCACTATTTATTAGTAAATCTGGAAGGTCAGTAAATCCAAATCCTCCATTTACAACATTAACACCCACAATTAATCCATTCTGGATATTTAATTCAACTTCAGCTTGACCTGGCCTCTGTATTGCATCACCAGTTGCATCGCCTGGCAAAGTGTCACCAGCAGAATCAACAGAACCACCACTAACTGTTACTGTGTCATTATCATCATACCCGAAACCTGTGTTTTCGACAACAACATCATCTAAAGAAGTTACATATGTAACTTCACCATCATAGTTTCCATTTGGGTCAGGAGTAACAATCGTTTCAGTTAAAGTTCCATCTGGATTACGAGTTGTTTCTGTTGTATTCGGTAGATATCCTTCGCCAGGGTTTGTAATTACAACATCAGCGACTTTACCATCTTTCATTCTAGCATAACCACCAGCGCCACCACCTCTATCGCAACTATCAAAGAATGAAAGTAATGGTGGTTCTTTAAATCCACTTCCAGGCCCACCGATTGCAACTCCAATAATCTTACCGACAGCATTTATAATCGCACTACCAGTTGCTCCTGTTCCACCACCACCTATAAAGTCAACTCTTGGTGGCCCACACTTAAGAACATTGGTATTACAATCTGGAGCACTTGGTAATGCTGGGATTCCATCTGCAATATCGTCAATACCATCAGCAACGTTGGTAAGTCTATCCAATCCAATTTTATCAATTATATCATCAAAATTATCTTCAATTGATTTTGTAACTCCACCTTTTGATGAAAATGAAGTTATTTCTGGACAATTAACTTTATCGCAATCAAGAACATTTGTAATAATGTTTGCAAACCTAATTGCTTTCGTGAATGTTGCACTAGGAAGTGCAATACCACCACCTTGAATATTATTCAATTGTCCAAACATGTCACCGAGACTAGAATCTATAAGATTATTAATCTGTCCAAACATATCACCCATAAAATTTTGAACACCACAAGTCGGAACATCTAACACTTGTCCTATCATATTTTCTAAACTTTTAGAAAGATAATCTAATAATCCATCCTGTATTTTTTCAATATTACAAAAAATAACACTAGTCAATGCATTTGTAGCTTGACCCATTACAACTTGATTAAACTTATCAACTTTATTTTCTAAAGTTGTATCTAATTTATCAAGAGTGTCTTGAATTAACCATGAACGACCACGACGAACTAACTTCGTCATTGACTTATGAATTTTGTTTGTTGCTAACTTTACTTCTGATTTAATATCAATGATGCCACCGTATATTGGATCAACATATGTGGAAGCCTCATTCAATTGTTGAAGGGTTTCCATTTTTCGAGTAAAATCTTTTATTGTATTGCTTATCTTTGATATCTCATTGTCTTCACATGGACTAAAAGTATCAATAGTTATATTCTCATTAGCTGTGACTTGTTCCTGTGCAAGAGTCTTAGTTGATTCTCCATCAGACATTGCAATTGACACTGGTGAATTTTTAGTTATATGAGTCTTACCAGCTGTTTGTCTAACTTTTGGTGGAGTATATGGAACAAAACAAGTTTGTTTCTTTGCATTAAACTGTGCGGTTGTTAATTGATCAGGGACAAAAGGTTGTTTATATAAAGTTCCAAATATGACTGGTTGTTGTGCATCATCACCATCCATGAAAAATCCAACAACAACTTCACCACCTTGATATTGAACAGTTTTTCCACAACCACCAGTGGTTGCAGTGTTTGATGGTAAAAGAATATGAGCTAAAGGCAAATCCTCATCTGGAAGATCGTCAGCACAATCATGATATCCAACAATACGAACTCTACATCTAAAACCGTAGAGATCCTCTCCATTAGCTGCTCTGGTTTTTTCAAGGGAATCTCCCCACTTTCCCTTATCTGGATCGGTCACTTGACCAATCCACCATTTCATAGGATCTTTTCCCCAAAAATTAGTTGATGGTTGATACATCTAATTAATCGTCATATACTAAACATTCTGGTTCGTCAGGGTGCATATCACAAAATAGTTCTAAGGCATTTGGATCATGATGATCGCCTGCAGCTATTTCTTCTTTATGATGTTCGGCATACTCCTCTAACTCATGCAACTCTTCTTTTGCATGTCTGCGTGCTGCTGGATTTGATTGTGGGTCTTCGATAATTTTCTTATCGTATTCCATGTGGTCTTCGATTGATTTCATTTGATTCTCCTGTTTCTTTTATTTAAGCGGTGAACACATCACGAATTAATTTTAACTGAGTATTTGCTTTATTATCAGCTATAATGTGTTTTAATTCTGCTATTAAGTATTTACCACTAGGGTCATTAGTAGATTCTGTTCCATACAAAGTTTTATCTTGTTCTCCTCCTTCTTGTCTAAGTGGAAATCTAAGATTCAACATTTGACCAGCTCTCAAGTCTGGATTAAATGGAATCGAAATACTCATAGATTGTGAAAATATTGAATTAGTCCTAGCATAGGATTTATTTTGATAGATGGCAAGCTCATTCTCCCTTTGAATTTCCTTTCTCTTTGATCCCTTTTGTAATGCACCTTTATCTAGAACTCTCAACATTAATCGAGTTGGAAATGTCTCTAACTGATTTGGTAATTTGGGTGATTTTTTAAGTTTTAAATCTTCATGTTTAAAATCGACAGTTTTTAGAGTTGCATTATCAAGATTCACATAGATTGTTTTATTTGCATACATCCCTAATCTACAATTCATACCAATATCATTTGTTTGATTTAAATTATTTTCTATGATTCTAAAAGGATCGTCCTCTTGAGTTGATGTTTCTGATTTTTTATATTCGATAGGTTCTTCCTCTAATAATTTCTCTATTGATCTAAAAACATACCCATCAAGTGTTTCAAAAAATAAAAAACCAAAACCCTTTGCTGAAGATGAAGTTTTTGAACATAACCATTGTATTGTATCAAAAGGTCTTTTTTGATTACCTACAAATGAATAAGAATTGGCAGATTCATCTCTATCTAAATTTTTACTTGTTTGAAGTCCTTTACTATCATTTTTCATGATATCAAGAATCGTATTTGAAATATTGCCTGCAAATTTTTTACTTAATCTTGAAGTTTCATTGATGATTGATTCAACAGATAAAAACTCTAAAGTTGCAACCTGTGAAGAAGAGCTTGTCGAAACATCCTTAACAGAATTAAGCATTAAAAAATGTTTGTCTGGTTTAATTTCAAAATCATCATAACCATCAACTTTAATTCTCAATGAAAGATACTCTCCACCTGTAATACCTTCACGACCTATCAATTGGTCAACATCAACAAAATTTAATGACAAAGATATTGAAGGACTTCTTACACTTTCAAAGTATGTAATATTTGGATTACCACCAGATATTTCAAACTGTTGTTTTAAAGAAGAACCTTCCGTTGGTATCAACGTGCATTCAGAGATAAAATATTTATTTTCCATTATTGTATAAGTTTAGCTATGTTATTAGGTAATTCCGACCTTTTCATTCTTGTAACACTCCCTGCTACAGGTTGTGCTATTGGAACTGGAGTGGGAACTTGTGTAATTTGATTTTGAATGACTGGTTGAATTAAAGTTTTTACTCTATTTGCACCTACACTTTGATTTATACTAGAAGCAAGATTAGAATATTCATTGTTTTCCGTGTCACCTTTAACAAGACCATCAGAATCATATGTTTGCACAGATTTTTCTTTAAAACTTTCCATCGATGAGACCAACATATCTGGATTTATTTGTCCTATTCGATATCCAGAGGTTCCAGCTAATGATTGTGCAATCTCATCACCATAACCCATGCTAAAACCTTCTCCTGGCTTGATGCCTCTCGCCTCTAAGTCTAGTTTGCGTGCTTCTTTTTGTTTTTGTCTTGTTGCCTTTCGTGCATCACTTCCCATAAGAATTGGAAGTAATTTTTCTTGTGGTATTCCTGTTGTTTGATTTATAACTTGATCTATTGTGACATTTTCAAATCCTTTTAATTTTTTTATTTCACCAAGTAATTGATCTTGATGTTCAATTAGATCGGGAACTCCAATTGAAGTCGTTTTTTCCGTATATTCTTTATCTATACTAAGGTTTGTCACACCACCATACTCATCTGTTTCTGTAATATTTTTTCTTTGTATGGTTTTAGTGTCTATACCACCAGATAGATCTGTTATAGTTTTAAAATAATCAGAACCATCTAGACTCGATATCTCAGTCTCACTTTTATTACCAAAGAAAGATTTTTTTTTCAAAAATCCATCTTGTCTTTTTATGGAAGCTTCAAAATAAGGAGAAACCTCATCATTAGGAATAACATTACCAGACTCTGACGGAACTATAAGTTCGGGCCCTTTTTCACCAACAACATATGGTTCACCTTTTTTAACAGGGCCACCCTCAGCTCTTACGTTTCCTCTTATAAGCGCTCCAGCAAATATTGAAAAGAGTCCACCCAAATCAGGCACTTCAGTCTCCCCCGCTTGAGCTCTTTTAAATCCTTCTTCAAAACCAAGTTCAAAAAATCTTTGAGATCTTATTAATGCAGCTTGTTGATCAGGTTGAGCATTTCTCTGTGCTAACGCCTGTCCAAGAAGGTCTCTTTCTCTTTGTCTTATTTGATATTCTCTATTATCTAATTGTATTCTCTTTGAAAGTAGAGAATCATAATTAAATATATTTCTTGATGATATTGACATTTTATACTATCGACAAATACTGATTTGATATCACATCAATGAAAGGTATCATACTACTGGTATCAGATAATTGTTCACTCGCTATACTTGCAGAACCAAAATTGGGTGCGGATTGTTGCAGGCCACTAGTGTCAGCATCCCCACCTATCGGTGGTAAAATCTCCGTTGACATATTATCATCCTCTGGTGGTTCACTTATATTTTGAGATAATTCTTGATTTTGTATCTTTGATTTTATATTTGGTGTTACTGAAGAACTAGGAACACCACCATCAGAAGAAACTGGTGATATCAAAGGACTAGGAGCAGCACCTGACTTTACTTGATTTCCAGAACCATATTTACTGAAGAATGTATTATCTACTCCTAATTCACCTCGATATGAATCACCTTCCTGATAAGAATCACCACTTAAGAATTCTGTATTTCCACCAACATGTTCCTGTGCAGATTTTATAAGTTTTTCATTTTGTAAATCTTTTGCTGTTTGATCAAACAACTTTTCAATATCTTTCATAGATCTCTTATCACCTCTCTTATCAAAGTATGATTTCATTGCCAAGATAGCGGTGTCTTTGTCTGTAATATTTGAAAACTCTGGTGCGATTGTGCCTTCTGTCTTAGTTGGATCTTTAAATGCTGGTTGATATTGTCCCTCCTTTAAAATAATATCAGATAGAGTGAGTTTTGGAAACTTACCACTTTCATCTGCTTTAAAAGATGATTTAGTATAATCAAAAGCCGCATCATCCATTTTACCGTCTGATATATCACTTTGAACATCAGCGAATCGATTATAAATTGATTGTGCAACATCAACTCTGGCTTGAGAATCTCCACCTTCTAATGAAGATATGGCAGTTAATATGGCAAAATCTTTTGAGTTTGGGTCAACTCCATATGGATTTTTAACTTTCTTTTTATCTTTTTTCTTTGTATCTGCAGCAGACACCAATCCTTCAAAAAAGGTGGGACTATATGTATCAACTACATTTTTCGGAATAACAAATTCGCCAGGAGTTAGTAAACCTCTGACTGTATCAGAGTTACCAGAGCCAGGCACAAGACGACCTCGACTAAAAGGTAACAAACCTATTGCACCACCGACAAGTAAATCCGCATTGTTAGCTAAAAATTGATTTGCAGCTCCTGATAATCCTTCTAAAAGTTTATTTCCACTTGAAAAAGGTTGGTCATCCTCTAAACCTTTTTGTTCATCATCAATGCCTTTTTGTCTATTGTCCTCGATTTTATCAATATTTCTCTGTCTTGCATCTAAAGTTGCCCTCGTTCTATCTTGGTCTACGATGATATAATTTGTTATTTGTTGTACTTCGCCTTGAAGTTGTTGAAATCCAGACTCTAAAGCTCTCAAGAGACTAGTTTGTTGTTTTGTAATTATTGCATTTGCACTCGCTGTTTTGAAGGCACGGTCAGCAACCCTATCAATCATTTTGATTGATTCAAAGAAATTACTTGCAGTAATTTTTTTAGGTTGCTCTAGTTCCTCATCCATAATTCTGGACACCTTGCTGTTGTTGTCTTCTTAGATTTTCAGATTCAATGTAATCCTTTAGAAGAGCTAAGTAAATGTCTCTCTCCCAAGGCATCATATTTTCAAGTTCTGTCAAAGAGTATTTATGGTATTGCATGAGAGCAAAATTGATACGATAATACGATTCAAGATTCTCCCTTGCAATACTTACCCGAAAAAATCGGCTAATCCCTCCAAAACGATCTTACTCTTCTTTTTTGTGTTTGGATTTGTCACTTCAATCGTGTGAGATAATTTAGGCATCGTTGCAAAAAACTTCTCAACTTGTTTAAATTGTTTTGAACTTAATTGTTCGATGAATTCCAATCTTTCATTTGGTGAGTAGTCTTTTGAATCCCAAGCATCTTCTTTTGTATAAACAGTGTCCATGCAATCTGCGATTAATTGAAATGTTTTATCAACTGTAGTTTGTGATTCTTCCTCCGTATCAAAGTTAGTTTCAATAAATTGATTCAAAGATGGATACTTCATACGAAGAGTCATGTCTTTATCAAGAGTTATATCTTTCACATGTTCTTTTGATTTGATAACTTTAATTTCATCAACATAAACTGTAACGTCAACCTCAGTCTTTCTATCATCTGGACAAGTCACAATCATATTAATATCTTCACCGATTGACTTTGCACGAATATTCAAAAACAAATATTCAATATCAAATGTAGGTAAATCATCAATTTTGATTCCTCTTGTGATGACACATTTTTTTAGAACATCTTTAACGGCATTTGTAATTTGATTTTGATCTCTAGTTTCAAGTGCTAGAATTAATATTTTCTCTTCCTTGACAAGAAAAGGTCGATATTTAATTTTTTTACCTGTTGACGGCAAATTCAACTCATAAGTTGGAGTCGTAATTGTTGGTAATGGCATAATGAATTAATTTTTTGTTATTTATTATGTAATCCCGCATTGCGTTTAGCATCTAATCTTTTTTTCCATTTTTCAGAGTATTCTTGAGACTTTATATAATCTTCTTGTTGTTTTTTACCCTCTGCTGATAATGGCCAAGTATTTCCTACATCATAAGAATCCTTTAATGAATTCGCAGCAGCTTGTTCTTTACTTGAAAGTAAATTAAAGTAAGTTGATTCAACAGCAGCATTAATATCATCATAATTAAATGTGGTAAAGAAACGATCATAAGCAAATTGTACACTACATCTTAACACATTTGTGTCACCATAGGCAACTCTCATCGATGTCATATTAGTTGGCCAGACATTCACGAACTCATATGACGTTAATTTTGTTGTTGATTCTCTTGGTAACTGAGGAGGTGTTGTTTTAGCTGGTAATTCATCAAGAAAAGTATCTCTTTCAAATTTTGTAATGTGCAAAATTTCTTTATAATCCTCTGGATAATTAAAACGACCATATGCGTTTACACTTCTTTTAGCACTTGTAATTGGATTAATATAAGTCATCCAAGATTCAAATATTTCTAAAACTACATGGTCAGCATCAACATAAAAAGTTAAATTAAGAGGAGGAAAAGTTCTAAGATTTGGAAACTCCTCTTGAATACCTTGATGATGACCTACTGCAAGACTTGTTTGAAAAGATGTGCCTGGAATTTCTGCTTCAGCACACAATAATGAAAGTTTTTCACGAAATCCACGACCCTGAGTTCTCTTATATCCATCTGATTGACCAAAACCCTCTAACCAAGTTTGGAAATTTCCGAATGAAAAAAATACTTGATAAAGAGTGTCAAGAGAGGGTCTCCCAACCATCTGAGAAATATCTCTTGTGCTTTTTTTAAATATTTGACCTGGCTTTGGAAATAAACTATTGACTGACACGATAAATAAACTTAACTTGTTATTACTATATATGAGCTATAAAGGGATATATCGACCTTCTAATCCTAGAAAGTATAAAGGCGACTCTCAAAATATTATTTATAGGTCTTTATGGGAAAGAAAATTCATGAATTATTGTGATTTAAATGAGAATATACTTGAATGGGCATCTGAAGAATTTTGGATTCCCTATTTAGACCCAACGACAAATCGTGTTCGTAGATACTTTCCTGATTTTTTTATTAAATATAAGGATAAGGATAATAATATTCGTAGGTCGGTGATTGAAGTTAAACCCATGAGAGAAACATTAGAACCGAAGGTGACAAAGGGTAAGTCAAGAAAGACATTAATAAATGAGTCAGTCACATACGTTAAAAATCAAGCAAAATGGAAAGCAGCAAAAGAGTTCTGTGCAGACCGTAAATTAGAGTTTAAAATCATGACTGAGAAAGAACTAGGAATCCGATGAGTATTCTACAGAACATATTAAATAAAGTTAGTGGTCAGGTAAATGAAGATTTCTTTAGGAGTCAATTGATTGAGGAACTTGGTTCAACAAATTTTGATGATGATGCTGCTGATACAGGTGGATTTGCTGCTGGTCAATTATATTTTTTCACATATCAGGCACAAACAAAACAACCATATTATGACATGTATCCACTGTCATATATTATTGAAATGACCACAGGTGGTTTTTTGGGATGTAACCTTCATTATGTCAAATTGACTCAAAGAGAAGAACTAGCAATGAGCTTACTAAATAACTCTGCTCAGGGTACAGTTGCAGTTCCTCGAAGAACTCTGCATAAATATCTCTACACTGGTGTCAGAGGTCAACCATATCGTATTCCAGACTCAGAATGGACGGATGTGGCACAACTACCTACTGAAAAATTCGTTGATATGAGAGGAATTACTGTTCCAAGAAGTCGTATTTACAATAGAAATTAATGGCAGAAAGAATACTAAGTAGTCCCGCTTCAGAAATAAATGGAGAAAAATACTCTTTTACTTTTAGTAAGGAGAAAAAGGGAGAGGGAAAACTCGTTGGCATCACCAAAATGGGTGCTGATGGGACTTTTAATACACCAGTTGATCCAAGTGGAGCAGAATGGAATACTGTATCAAACAGTGATGAAGCGCAAACAGCATTTAATTTACAAATCAATCATAAAGACACTGGGGATGATATAGTTATAGCGGATAAAGATACCTTAGACACACGTTTTAATCAAGAAACAAAAAAATTCGCAAATCGAGCAGCGGCAGCAGAGGAACTTGACGAACGAAACAATGTTAATGTTGCTACAGACGCTCAAAGAGAGTTTTCACCTCAATATGCGTCATACCTTGAAAGTCGAGGAAAAAGATTTTCCAATAATTTTTATACATATCCTCTTGACATTGACCCTTTACAGGATCATATGAAAATATCAAAATATAAGTATAAAAGACCAAGTGTTCAAGGATCAAGAGGTGCAACATCAACTGAAAAGACAAGATCTTATATACCCGAAGGAAAAGAATGGAAAGGAAATACAATGGGTGGAAATGCTAAAAGAGCAAAAGAACATAATAAAAAGGTCACAGTTACAACCAAGTACAATGTTAATAAACCTGGCGATAGTATGAAAGGTAGTGAACTTGAAGGCACCGTGATTCTTCCTATGCCAAAAGTTGTTGATACCAATGGAGCAGAATGGGGTGAGAGTGAACTAAACATTCTTGGATTAGCTGCTGCCTCACTCGCTGGAAATTTCATTGGAGGAGGCGACAAAAATGATCCAGATTTCAAAGCTGCTAAAAAGATTGCAAAACGATTAAAGAAAAATCCTGATAGAACAAGTGGTTTTGGTGATGTTAAAAACGCCATCGTTGCAGCAACATTAGCTGAGGCTTCAGTAAGAGCAACAGGTCAAACAATAACACAAGATGAACTTCTTGCAAGAGCTTCGGGAAGAGTTTTGAATCCTAATGCTGAATTATTATTTCAAGGCCCTGTTTTAAGAGATTTTAACTTTGATTTCTTAATGATTGCAAGAAGTCGTCAAGAAGGAGCTGAAATTAGAAGGATTATCAGATGGTTCAAATTGGGAATGGCTCCTCAATTTAATAATTCAACTTTTTTAAATACTCCTGATATTTTTACACTTGAGTATAAAAGAGGTCAAGGGAATATGGATCAATTAAATACAGTAAATAGATTTAGCCCAGGCGGACTTGCATTGAGAACCATTGCGGTTGATTATGCTCCAAATGGTTATTGGTCTGCTTATCAAGATTCTCAACCAGTTGCAATTAAAATGAGTTTAAACTTTGCTGAATTGAGACCAATATATAAAGGAGATCATGAAAGACTTCCAGAAGGTTCTGTAGGATATTAAAATGACATATTCAGCAAATTCTTATTTTAGACAATTACCAGATTTAGATTATCCTTCATTAAAGAATGATCGAAAATCTGTTTATGATTATGAACTAGTTAAAAATCTCTTCAAAAGAGCTGTCGTGCGTGATGATGTTTTTGGTGATATGGTCAATTTCACAAAATATTCAGTTGAGGGTGATGAGAGACCAGATGAAGTTGCATATGATTTTTACGGTGATGCTGCTTTAGATTGGGTTATATTAACTACAAATAATATAATTCATGTGAGAGATGAATGGCCAATGGGAAATCAAGATTTTTTAACATATTTAAATGAAAAATACACTGCTCAGGAGTTATCAAATATTCATCATTATGAAACAAAACTTATAAGAGATTCAAGACAAAATTTAATACAACCAGAGGGTTTATACGTTGAATCAAATCACTCTGTTACATTTACTGATAGAGGTTCCACATACACAAAATCTGAAATAACTTCAGTTTCATTTCTTGAACACGAAACAAACTTAAATGATGCAAAAAGAAATATTGATATTTTAAGACCAGAATTATTGGATGTTTTCTTGAGAGATATTAGCGATATAATGCAGTATAAAGATTCGAGTCAATATATCACTGATAATTTAAAACGAACACAAAATCCAAGAATACTTTCGCCATAAAAAAGAGGTCGTTTTGAGCGACCTCTGGCGTAAAAAATGGCCCGAAATTTTTTTCGGGGTATTTTCTAATTTTCAGCTAATTTTGCAAAATAGCTGAGTGCATCTTCTTCATCCTCATCTGTATTAACAGAGGATGGAGTTGTGTCAACAACAGCACGACCTTCACTTAAGTCCTCTAAGTTATTATCTTCATCAATAACTTC